ATGCCTTTCAAGCGTAGAAGATCTCGTAAAACTCGCCGAACTCGGCGAACTTACAGAGTCAGAAGATTCAGGAGAGGATTCAGACGATTCAAGCGTGCAACTCGCAAGATCACGTCCAAAAATATGGGCTACCTCCAACCGGACGTCATATGGCTCAAAATGAGATACTCTCAGACGGTTCGCCTCAACGAGGCGATACCAGGATTAGATGAATTTATCTTTCGAGGAAATTCAATCTACGATCCTGAAGTAGCACTTGGTGGAAGCTCTGCTTATGGATTCAATCAATGGGAACCATTCTATCAACGTTACTACGTTGCTGCAAGTAAGATAAGAATACGTGCTGTTAACATGTCTACTTCGTCTTGTGCATACATACAGGTGATCCCTAGTAACATTGCATCAGTGGCCGCTACAAGCGAAAGAGAAACGGAATTCAAGTATTCCAAATGGAGATTTCTTGGGCCACGTGATGGTGGTGCGAACTCTGGTACAGTGAAGCATTATATGACAACTCAAAAATTGACAGGAAGAAGAGGAACTGATATAGAAGCTAATTATACTGGAGAGATCGGTCCAGGAACATCTACTGGATCCGATCCAATTACCGTGTGGTTCTGGTCCGTAATAGGACAAGATGCTCTGGGAACAGCCGCTGTAGATCTTCATGTAGATTGCCAACTAACTTACTATGTTAAGTTATTCAACAGACCTGTGATTACTAACTCTTAGACCTGAGGGCCCATGCCATGTAAGCAATTGAATAAAGTGTAAACCAGACCCGCCCCAAGTGACCTATGTTAGTGTGGTTGAAAGGGAGCGATGCGGAGCGAGCGTCCGTACCTGACTGCACCATGCAATACCTCAGTATAGATTAGTATACCCCGTGGCGTTTCGCCTGGTGGCGGGGCGTTGACCGAAATTGACCGCTCCGATAATTGACAAGTTGACAGCCCCGACAATTTTCGGGGAAGAAACACAGAAAAAGTTGCGGCCTAGTATTACCCGCAACTTCGACACAAAAACTTCGACACAACAAATGACTTGTAGATTTTGGTGCTGGACTTCCTTCGACACTGATGGACTCCTCGACGTTGAATTTGAGACCGCTATGGACACCGGATGTTTACGGTACGTCGTCTATCAACTCGAAGTCGGAGAGGAAGGCCACGAGCACTTCCAGGGATATCTCGAACTTTCCAGAGGACAGCGTTTATCGTATGTCCAAGGAATTATCCCTGGAGCCCACTTTGAGCCCCGCCGGGGCTCTCAGGCAGAAGCTATCGCGTATTGCCAAAAGGAAGAGGGACGAAGAGACGGCCCTTGGACGCATGGGACACCCAGTGATGGTCAGGGCGCCCGCAACGATATTGCAGCGTTTAAGAGCTCTATAGACGCTGGTGCTAAGGACGAGGAACTGTGGGACAATCACCCAGGTGCGTATTTACGGTATGCTCGAATTGTCCCACATATTAGAATGCTGAAGGCTCCGAAGCGTTCTTGGAAGACCGAAGTGATCTATTGTTACGGTGGTGCTGGGACTGGCAAGTCCTTCTGGTGCAACGAGCAGGCCCCCAACGCGTATTGGAAGAGCCCCTCTGAAGTATGGTGGACGGACTACGAAGGCGAAGCCGATGTGGTGATGGACGAACTCTCTGCTAATTGGATGCCCTGGGCACTCTTCTTGCAGGTGATGGATGCTTACCCGCTCCGTGTGCCTACTAAAGGTGGCCATGCCAACTTTGTTGCTAAGCGCGTGTTTATCACTAGCAACCAGAAGCCGAAGGATCTCTACGGGAAACGAGATGAAGATGGAGATAGGAAATTTCCTCTTGGAGCTTTCCTCAGAAGAGTCACTAAGTGGGTAGTATTTCTTCCAACCCTCGAGTTTCATGGAAACAATTTCGAAGAAGTCGAGAAATTGGTGTTTGAACAAAACGGTCAAACAGAACTCTCTACAGCAGCACAAGCATACCTTGCATGAATAACAACAACAACAACACAAAGACCATAGCTGATCTTTGTGCTCTTATCGATAAGTTACACACTTCTGTTAATAAATGCCTTTCAAGCGTAGAAGATCTCGTAAAACTCGCCGAACTCGGCGAACTTACAGAGTCAGAAGATTCAGGAGAGGATTCAGACGATTCAAGCGTGCAACTCGCAAGATCACGTCCAAAA